TACCCAATCTTCATCCAATTTGATTTTAAAAGTAGTACCGTTAATACCAGGTGCCGTAGAAGTTTCTACCACTTCCACAGAGCGGAGTGATTTTTCTTCAGAACCTTGTAACGGCCAGCGATAGATTTCATCATCTATCATAAGTTTGTTCTTAGAAATCATGCTTAATAGAGGTTTGTTACCAAACATATTCATAGCAGCATAAATCTTAGTGAACAAGTTTTCAAACATGTGAGGTTTACTGGTATCAAATGCAGCAGCGAGATAATCGCTATCTACGAATTTACCACCAAAACCTTCGTACTGTTTAATTTTAAATTGTGAACTAGTTGCCATTTTTTAATTTGTTTTTGTTTTATAAATTTAGCGTTGCGGAATCAGAATCAAAACCACTGGATGAACCAGTTCTACCACTACCAAATCGCTTAGTTTCTTTTAAACGATCTTTAAGTGAAATTGCTGCTTCTGTCTTAGTTTTTCTAGCCAAATAACTAAAATCAAAATCAGTTTCCACCAATTTAGCTAGTAACGCTCTCTTTTTAGGATCCGCCAAAGCTTGATTTAATTTGTAGTTAAAACTAGTAGTTTTAGTACCGTCCGTTAATTTTATTGGTTTATATAAAGAATTAATAACTAATGCTTCGTCTTTATCACTAAGCGGTATGCCATTAACCTCTTTAACACTTTTAATTGTTTTAGATAATTCAGCTATCTCAGCCTTTACAGCTTTCTCCTGTTCTACAGCTTCAAGTTTTGCACGCTCTGCTAGAGCTGCTCTTTCTTCTGCATCCATTTGTGCAATAGTAGTTTGACCTTCTTCTGCAGCTTCACGAAGTCTAAAAGAATAACGTAATGCTTCAATTTCACGTTCAATTTTAGCATCTGTAAACTTAGTTGTGCGTTTTAGGCTTTCCCTTACAATTGCTTCTTGAGCTGTTTCATCATCTAAATCTACTTTACTATAGTCAGGTCTTGAATGTAAAGATACAAATTCTTTAACATTAGTACCACCATTAGCATAGTAATTCAATAATGCTTTACCTTCTTCTGGCATATCTTCAAATAAGCCATCAAACAAAGCCTTTTGTAAGTTATCATTAGAAGCCTTAATAGCTTCTTCGAAACCTTTCTCAGTAGCTTTAAACTGATAATCTTCTGGTAAATGAAGTGCTCCTAAACCTTTTAAATATTCGTAATTAAGTTTAAGTGTTTCGTCTTCATCTTCAACTGAATCTTCTTCAGGTGTTTCAGGTTCTTCTACTACAACTGTAGTATCTTCTACCTCTTCTGTAACTTCCTCTGTAGTCTCTACTTCTTCAGTAGTTTCTTCAGGTTCTATTAAAGGTTGCGGCGATTCATAGCCGTCTAAATCAAAAAAATCTAAGGTATTATCCTCCATTTTAATGCAAAATTAATAAATAATCAAGTTTTAAATTTTAAATTTACTAGGTTTTCAACCTAATGTTTCTTTTATATATAGCCTTATATGCATATTTTTAATTAGTCTACTGACCCATCATCTAGGTATTTACGCATTAAAAGCTGTATTCTATCATCAACGTCTTGGTGGGTATATAGAGTAGTACCATTATCTAATCTGTGTGGTAACTCCTCTACATTCAACAATTTACGTATTTCCCTTCTTATCCTAAGCAATGCCTTTAACTGCTTATTCAACAGTAGTTTATCGCTAGGCTTAGGTGTTGGCTTTTTATGGCCATCTATAATTGGATATAAATCTGCCATTACTTCGCTTTTGGTTTAGGACGTGATTTAGCTATCTTCTCTTTAGACTTAATCTCTTCCCTTTTCAACTGTCTATCTTTATCAGCTTCAGCTTTTTCCTGCTGCATTCTTTCTCTTTCTATAGATATAGACTGCTGTGTTTCTGCAACTTGTGCTTCTAATTTAGCTATCTCTAATTGATCTGGAACTCCATTATTATCACCATCTTGGTCTTGCATTCTTGAGAATGAGCCAATCTTAGCTACCATAATCTTAGTTTCGTTATCAGCATCATTCAAAGTCTTCTCATGTTGCATACGCATCATCTCTATCTGATGTGCTTTCTCATCAGCTGCAGCTTGTAATTGCTGTTCACGTTCTAAGTTAGCCTGTTCTTGCTTAGCCATCATATCTTCAAACTTCTCTAAGTCTCTAATCAATTCTTCAGAAGAGCCTGATTGTTTAATCATCTTAGCTACTTGAGAGAATCTAACTTTATCACTTTGAAGTAAAGGCTGTACAAATGATTGTAACTGCTTAAATATTTCAGTATCTCTAGGATTATCTACGATAAATACTCCAAATTTACAATTACTAAATTCACCTGGCTTAATACTAAATACTTCCTTCTTAAGATCTTGACCCATATTCTGGAATACTCCACCTTCTGTATCGTATTTCTTAATAGCCAAGTCTACCATGTAATTTAACACATTCTCCCAGTGAACCATATGGTTATGGAATAAAGGCTCAGTAATTGTAGAGGACTGCATAATAGATTGCTGAGAGTTAGTAACTGCTTCATATGGAGCTGTCTGCCCTTCTCTAGAGCGTGTTACCCCAGCAACTTCACCTATCTGCTCATCTATATAAGCTAAGATATTTAAGTAATTAATAACATGACTTGCGTTAGATCTATCAATAGAATTACCTACAGCAGATCTAGTGCTAGCTCCAGGAGTTTCTGCACCTTGAGCTGAATTATATAAATATATATCTTGTTTATCTAAGTAGAATAAAGTTTCTTCTAAACCAATCTTAGGATCTAATCTAGATACATCTATCTCAATAGCTCTACCTTTATCTGAAGCGATAAGTTGTTTTAACTTATGCATCACTATAAAATATAACATCTGGAATGGTCGCATCCTTTCCATAGTGGAAACTTGCTGCGCATTCATATTGTTATATACTACACCATGATAAGGTAATGGTTGATAATATGGATTATCTGGATCTACTTCTTGGTGCTCTATTGGTCTAATATCTACATAAATATCATTATCTATCTTAGTACCTTCCCAAATCTCTGGAACCCAATCCCATTCTATTTTTACATATTTAGGATTATTCTTATCCATTTTGAACTCTTCTGAAACTATCTCAGTTTGCAGTTCACCATTATCATCTATGAAAGTAAAGAATCCTACTTTTCTAAGACTTCTCCAAGTAGCATGAATTACATCTACTTCATCTGAGTAAGAATATCCATAACTACCTATCTTACTATTAATACCTGCACGTAAGTAATTTAACTCTCTGTGCGGGAAATATAAATCTCTTTCAGTATCTCTAGAATTAATTTCTGAGTACTTAGATTCCAACTGCTTAATCTGATCTTCTGTTAAGTTCTTATAAGTATCTATAACATCAGCTACAGTCATTTTAGTTTTATAACCTGCGAATTCACCGTGCTGTACATACTTAGTCTCTGGAGATTTATGGTAAAATATACCAAGTGGATTCAAGATTTTAACAGTCAATTGTCCATTAATAAATCCTATCCAGCAATGCTCCTCATCAGATAATAAGCCATGTTTAAATGAGTCTTTCTTAAGATCATAAATCTTCAGCCTCTTATACAAGTCAGAAAGAAGTCGATTAGATTTAATCTCACGTGGTTCGGAAAATTGATTTTCTAAATACTCCTCAATTTGCTCCGGGTTCATCACGTCCTTATACTTCTCTTCTATCTTTTGTACTGCTTCAGCCATCTGAGCTTCTGGTAAGCCTTTACCTTGCAAGTAAGCTATCTCACCCTGCTTAGCCATTTCAGCTGCTACATACTTCTTAATAAGATTCTTACGCTCATCCATCAATACATAAGCACCTTCTAAATTCGTAAAGGTAGCTCTATAATTAAATGGACGTTTAAGCAATTCTCCTAGCAACACATTAATCTTATTGTGCGCCTTATTGTACGGAGCTATCTTATCCTTCTTTTGACCTAATTGAAATCCTAACGGATTCAGATCATCTTCAAAATCCTTCTCATCAATTTGAGAATTATATAAGCGATAAGATCTCCATATCATATCTGCACGTGTATCTACTCCAGGTAGTCCATCTGTAGACCAGCCTGAGTTTGCATATAATTCTAGATTATTCAACATCTGCTTTCCCCAAGCATTGTCGTCTTTAATCTTTTCTTTGTAACTTAATCTTTGTATAATACTCCTCATGAGCTAATTGGTTTTTTCCTAAATGGAAATAATTTTTTATTAAACATTAAAAAATCTAGTGTTTTATCTCGTTCTGTTGATATAATTTCGTGCTTATTAAAGTTCTCTTCTAGAGCAATAACTACCTGAAAGAATGCGCATACACGGTCAAAGTTGCCTTCTCTCGTATACAAAATCAATTCTTCCAACAGTCCAATATCAGGTATTAAGTCTAAATTAAATATCTCTCTACCTTCTTCATTCTTACCTCTAGGCTCTAATAACCAGTCATATACATATAGTTCTGCTTGCTGCTTCATCTTTACAGAAGACATGGAAGAACCTTTAACTCTACCATAACTCTTCTTACCTAAAGTCTTTAACATTACAGTACCTGGCTCATCATACAGAACGTGTAACTTCTTATTCTTTAAAAAGTAATTCTGTACATCTCCACGGTCATTCTCAAACATAATCTTAGCATTACCGTAATACTGTGATAATTTATCTAGATTAGTATTGTATACAGTCATAGAGTTACCTCCAGTAGGTCTACCTACATAGGCTGCTACTATTTGGTCATGCCCATGCTTTAAATATTTTTTAGTCTTAAGCACATATGAAGCACCTAAAGACTCCCCTTCTTCTGAGTTAGTTCCGTAAGGGTCATGCCCAACAATGTACATATCTTTTGGAATTTCCCCATTCACATCTATAGGATGCTCATATATAACTATAGCACCATTCCTATTCTCATTAGCTTTTAAATCATATGAGTGTAATGGGTTTAACTTACCTTCTAAGTCTGGAGCAAACTTAATTCCATTATAAGAATCTGGATCTGATGAATGATATAGCGTTCCAGCTACACCTAAATACTTATAAGCTTCTTCGGATTTAAGTCTAGACAACCTATCATACAATTCTGCAGTAGGGAATATATTACCTTCAGGTAGCATAAATGCTTCTTTAGGTGTTCTACACCACTGAGTAACTGCTTGTATATATGCTTTATTATCTGTACCTCTTTTCTTATCCCGCTCTGCTAGTAAGTCTAATTCAGCAGCCCATCTATTAGGATTACCTTGCTCATCTACACCTCTATAAATGTGGTTATCTACTTTACCTAAGAAATATAAATCCCCAGGTCTATACCACATCTCGTCTATGAAATATCCACACGTTCCGTGTACATTCTCTTCATAGATATTATTATATTCTGCTAAGCCATACTGCTTAGGATTCTTAAACATCTTTGCGAAGTCTTGAGTAGCTGATAGCATATCTCCACCAGTACCAAATATAATCGGAATCCCGATCATAGTTGTACCACTTCGAAATAAAGGAGAAGATATGATGTAAGCTTGCTCTAGATTCTCAAATAAACCTGCTTCCTCAAATAGCATTCGAGAGCAAGATTTACCTACAGATTTAAATCCAGAGTTTTGGAAAGTCATGATCTTAATAATAGATCTACTTCCTTTCTTAACTTCTCTACCATTCTCTTTAATTACCCAGCCTGATTCAATCTCATCATTTCTATTAACTAATCTAGGCCCACCAAATTCAGTATACTCATCTAAGAAGTTCAATACGTTCATTGTCATATTAAACGTAGCTACTGCGTGGTCTTTTAAGTAAGTACCAATAATACAGTAAGATCTCTTAAAGAAAGAATACTTCCAAGCTAATCCAGCAGCATTCTTAAATGACCAGCCTTTACGTCTAGCCTTAGCTACTATCATACCCTTCTTCTCATGATTAGGTAAACCGTATCTACCAGGATTTTCATTCTTTTCTAATTCCAAAAACCAGTAGTAGTCCATTAATAAAAAATCTGGAAAATCAAGCTGTTTAGCTTTATCTCCAGTTTTTTCATCTATGATAACCTCACGGTCTATCTGGCAATAATTTAAATAGAAGTAGTGTTCTCCTGTAATTCTAGGCCCTATTGGAGTTCCATTATCTTCTGGTTGAAATCCTTCTAGGCATCTCCTTCTTTCCTCTGTCCAGAACTTACGATACTCTGTAGTACCGTACACTGCATTAGTATATCTACCATCTCCAGTTAATTGCTTGTTAACTTTAAAAGCAATAGCTGCTGGAGAATAAAGTGAAACATTCTTAAAATTAATATAAGCCCAATCCAGATTTGCTACTGGATTTTGTGTTGCCACTATTGATGGTTTAACACCATTAGGAATCTCTAGAGTAGTGTTCTCTAGAGACCTAATAGTTGGATAATCTACAAATTCGTTTCTAAACATTGGCAACTAGTTAGCTTAATTTGCAGGAATTATTAAGGGAATTTTCCCTTTTAGCTTTAATAGTAGCCGGGCATTTTGGTGTACCGCAGCTTCTAATTTGACCAGTGATATAGTCAAAAGTAACTTTCTCTCTATGTATTCCACTACTAACTTGAGTAGGGTGTACAACATTTGCAAAATAAAATACTGATAAAACTGTAATAAATTTCTTCATATTATAAATCTTCATCAAAGATATTAGGGCGTACATTTCTTTTAATGTTCTTTTGCGCTTCTATACCTTCTTGAACTTCTTTTAGTAGTTGGTTCCTTTGCCCTCTCATTAAAGATGCATTTTTAATAGAAGCATTAATCTCTCCTACGTTACCGCCTTTACCGTCTACTACTATGACGTCTTTTAAATATATTGCTATCTTTCTTAAAGCTTCGGTAACTCCTTCTACTAACTGCATATCTACATCAGATTCTATAAGTAAATATCTATACTTATCACGTGCAGCTATTAGCTCTGGAGTTTCATCACCCTCTTTAAGTAAATCTCTTTTTGTTAATTCTTCTTTTTCAAATGGATCTAATTGTCCATATGGGCCCATAGGGTTAACACTATGGTAAATATAAGCTATCTGTCTAGTAGCTTTATGCTTATCTTTAGACTTGTCACTTTCCCATAAAACTCTAAACTCAGGTACAAATAGTGCCTCAGCTTTAATTACAGGAACTCCCCTTACTACGTCAAAAAATCCGTCTATCATTTTTTTATATAAGAGTTAAAAAACTCATCTAATTTTTCTGTAAATTCTTTATAGTCTTCGTATGTTCCTGTAATCTCCATATTTATATTATATCTATCAGGCCATCCTTTCTCTCCCACTTCTACTTTATACATACGACTTAATTCTTTTTGATCTTCTTTTCCTGAAAAGTCAAATAAAATAAGTTTAGACTGATCTTTTAATTTTAGAACCATAATTAATTTAATTTAGCTATTCTTTCATTTGCAGCATCCTTCAATTCAGGGATAGCTGACTTTATAATACTAACTAGGAATGTCTTTCTAACATACTCCTTAGCTAATTCAATATCTTCTGGATTACTTTTAGTAGCTTTTACTTTAGCAAGCGTCCCATTCAGTACTGTAGAAATCTTTACTTCGAAAGAATAGATAGTACCAAACCAACGTTCTTCTTCACTATAAGTAATGCCTTGATCTTTAAAAATATCCTCTATAAATTCTTTAGTTTGCATAAAGTTCAAAGCGTTTAACTTTACCTTTATCTACAAGGTTAGCATAGAATTTCAATGTAACCTCAGTTATGTATCCTGTTAGCCAAGTATGAGGCTCTGCATGTACGACATCTAAAGGATGGTTAATACTATCCATTACATAGTCAGCTGCATG